GAAAATGAAGATTCTCAGTATTGATTTAGATTTTATTTCAGCACCTGCAATCAACGACTTCTATAAGAATGGTATGAACAAAGAGATACCAGATGTTCAACCAGTCGTTCAATGGAAGCAATTACAATCTAAAATGCCAGAGGTATTTGAAACTATATCTCAGAAGATTGATATAGACAATTATGATTTTTGTTTAAGAACATATTTAAGAGCATTAAAACACTGTGACGATGTTTACTTTGGATATGACCATGACAATATTTTGTATGGTTTAGAAGGACATACAGATATAGAGATAGTTAACATAGATCATCATAGTGATATACTTACAAATACCAGAAGTAGTCCAGAGGAAGAAATAAAACAGATAGATGAAGATGAGAGAGTAGTAGAGGGTAACTGGGGATATTATTTACAATCACAGGGAAGATTAAAATCTTTTCATTGGATTATGAATGAAACTACAGAAGAGTTTTTAGATACAATGCATGGGCATAAGTATCTTAATAATTTTACTTGGGGTTTTAAAAATGATTATGATTTTGGTGACTACAAGTTTGATCAAATATTTGTATGTTTATCACCATCGTATATTCCACCACTACACTGGCATATGATGAGTACATTTATCAAAGTGTATGAAGAACTTACTGATAAGAAAATAAATATAGACTATCTACATAGAAAATATGAGATGGAAAAATATTACAAAGGTGTGACTAAAATTATCTACTGATGAAAATTAATTACTTGAGTCAGGACTCACCTGACAATTATATTATAAAACAATCTGAGTTTAAGGACTCAAGTGGTATGCCATATACTAGGTGTCCATGTTTTAATCACAAGAACGAGAGAACTTTTATAATATCATCTCCCATTGACTATGAGTTTAGAGTTGATGAACCAATAGATACAAACTTCTTACATTACAATCAGGAGCATCTTGATACTTTAGTATTTCATTTGACAACTCCTCACTTTTTATTGTGGACATCAGACAATGATGTATGGTTAGAGGCAAATGATCATCCTATGACATCTCTAGATAATAATATGGTCATGGTGCCTGGTTGGGTACAGTTATCTACATGGCCGTCTAAGGCAAGTATTGGATTCCAAGTAGTAGATAAAACAAAACCAGTAATTTTTAGAAAAGGTGATCCTCTATGCAGGATATCGTTTCATTCTCCTGACTTAGATGCAGAAGTAGACTTACAGAGAATAGAAGATCATGCTATAATAGATGAGATCTTACAGATCTATGAAACAAAACGAGAGGAGGCAATGGATAATGGCAGTTGGAGAGATAGATTATTTAAGAAGGGTAAATCTAAATGTCCTTTTGCGAGAATTATTTACTAAATAACTTTACGCAATGAATTAAAACAATGAGTGTAGTGACTGAACCGACCGTTGATTGGTCGTCCGATAAGATGGTAGAAGTATCATTAAGTGAACCAGATGATTTCCTAAAGGTTAGAGAAACCTTAACAAGAATTGGTGTGGCATCACGCAAAGAGAAGAAATTATATCAAAGTTGTCATATACTACATAAACAAGGAAGATATTATATCGTCCACTTCAAAGAATTATTCGCACTTGATGGAAAAAGAGCTAACCTTACTATTAACGATGTGCAGCGTAGGAATCGTATTAGTCAGTTGCTTGCTGATTGGGGACTCATTAGTATACTCAATGTAGAGCAGATAGGAGACATTGCACCTCTGAATCAAATAAAAGTTTTATCATATAAAGATAAAGGTGACTGGATATTAGAAACAAAGTATAATATAGGAAGAAAGAAAACAGAGGAAGAGTGAAGAAATTTATTTTTGATGTTGATGGGACACTTACTCCCGCAAGAAAACAGATTGATGGTGAGTTCTTACCTTTCTTTTCTGACTTTGCTACTCGTAATGATGTTTACTTAGTTACAGGTAGTGACAGAGATAAGACACTAGAACAACTAACACCATACTTGTATAACAAATGCACCAGAGTATATAATTGCTCAGGTAGTGATGTCTATGAAGGCACTAAGAATGTCTATAGGGATGACTGGGAGTTACCTAGTGATGTAGAAAGGCATCTAGAGAATGAGTTATTGTTTAGTAAGTTTCCTATTCGTAATGGTATTCACATTGAAAGAAGACCAGGTGGTGTTAACTTTAGTATTCTGGGTAGAGCAAACACATGCTTTGTGGAGAGAGAAGAGTATGTGAAATGGGATGAGATGACAAATGAAAGAAGAGAGATAGCAAGAAGACTTAGACTAAAGTTTCCAGAACTAGAGGTACAGATAGGAGGACAAACAGGTTTAGACCTAGCACCACTAGGAAGAAACAAAAGTCAAATCCTTAGAGACTTTGGAACTAATGACGAGTTACATTTCTTTGGTGATATGATGGAAGAAGGTCAGAATGATTATGCTCTAGCAAAAGCAGTAGAAGAGAAGGGCGGTTTTCACTACCATGTAAAAGATTGGATGGATACCCGAACCAAGTTAGTCGGTATATCAGATAGACACTTAGTAGAGTCTGTGGTTAAATAGTATTGTTGCCTTCGGGGACACAATTTACACTCGCTTAATAAGGAGAACTATGGACATCGAGAAGTATCATGCTGCCGATCTACCAACTTTAATAGATCGTATTACTAAAAACAGCATAGGACTAGACAATTACTTTGATCAATTTTTCACTACAGAATTTAATACTAACTACCCACCATACAATCTGGTCAATGTTAGTAATGTTGAATCAAGACTAGAAATTGCACTAGCAGGATTTAAAAAGAAAGAAGTTAAAGTTTACACAGAATATGGTAAACTAGTTGTAGCAGGGGACAAAGAAAAAAAAGATGACTCTGACTACGCACATAAAGGATTAGCACAAAGATCCTTTGAGAGATCATGGACTATTGCAGACGATACAGTTGTTAAGAATGTATTGTTTGAGGACGGTCTTTTAACCGTCACACTAGGCAAGATCGTTCCAGAACATCATGAACGAAAAGACTGGATATAAACACAGGGGGTTTCCAACCCCCTTTTTTTATGTTATAATATAACCGTTGGACGCAACATGGGAGTGACTGAATAAACTTACTGGCAACCGCTAGTTAAGGTGATGAGATACAGGTGGTGCTGCTACGAAAGTAGAACCGATTCAACCGATCGGATCTCAGGCAATGACGATTTTACTCTGTAGTAATGCCCGTTATTTGTTGGTACACAGGAATCCAACCTCCCTCTTTCTTACATACATAATGTATTATGTCAATCAAAGTCGGAATATTAAATGATGGCACACAACTTCTTGCTGATATAAAAGAAGTTACAGACGGTGACCAAACACAATACATGGTTATAAAACCATTTGAAGTTGTGTATACAGATGCAATGGAAATGCATGAGGATGGATCTGAAACATTGTCAACAACCAAGAAAGTAGGATTAAAAACTTGGTTAGAAATATCTGATGATCAAACATTTATTATAAATCCAAATACAGTTACTACAATATGTGATCCAGTTACAGATCTAAAGGACATGTATGAAGACTTAACTCGTGGAAGAAGAATCTAATGGATCCTATTATAAAAGTATTGGTATTAAAAAGTGAATCTAAAGTTTTAATTACCAAGATAAAAGAAATACAAAGTGAACTAGGAGAACCTGATTGTCAACTGACAGATCCTGTTGAGTTTAGATTGGGTGAAGAAGAATGGAAAGAAAGGTTACAAAGGTGGCCAGGTAAACAACTGACACAAAACCACCAGTGCATGATCTCATCAGATGCTATACTTACTATTGTAGATCCCCAACCAGAATTGTTGGAGGCATATCAAGAGGTTATTAGTTGAAGTTTTATACCAATGTTTGCATGATCGGGGACAAGTTCCTCGTGCGTGGATATGATAATGGTGAGTATTTTCAGATTCGTGACGATTATCAACCTACCTTATTTGTATCATCAAACAAGACAACTAATTATAAAACTCTTGACGGTCAGTATGTAGAGAAGATAAAACCTGGCACTGTAAGAGAGACAAGAGAATTTATCAAACAATATGAGTTTGTAGATAACTTCCAAGTGTTTGGTAATGAGAGATTTATATACCAATATATCTCTGACAAATATCCTCAAGATGAAGTTAAGTTTGATATCAGTAAGATTCGTCTATACACAATGGATATTGAAACTAGATCAGAGAATGGATTCCCTGATGTAGAAGCTGCTGATCAGGAGATGTTACTTATCTCTATGCAGGATTACAATACAAAAGAGATTATTACATGGGGTGTAGGTGCATTCAAACTAAAACAAGACAATGTATATTACAAACAATTTA